AAAGACAGTAAAAAAATATTTGTATGCACACGTCAGATCAAGTTTTTTAAGAATAGATTTTGATGAAGCAGCATTAGCTGTATATCTACCAGTACAACAATTTAAAAAGGGAAGTCCTTATTAATGAGAACGTTACCAGATATGTTAGATAGTATTAAAAATAAGTTATTAATATTAGTAGATTGTTTTTATGCATTCTGTGAGCATTATAGTAGTAAGATCAATGTATGGTCTTGGAATAAAAGGTGGATTAGTAGAGAAAAAGGTACAGGGTATAGAGGTAAAAAATGAAAAAATGGTTTAACAAACTCATTGACAAACTATTTGGCAAAAGATGCCAATGTGGTAAAAAGGTAAAATAGATGGCAATTTTAAGAGGCGGAAAAAGAATTGGAGGATTTGATGTACGAATTGGTTTACCAAGGGATAGAAGTTTAGATGATGTACAATCAGATCCAAGATTAAGACAAAAAGCTGGTGGTAATCCTGAGACTACAATGGGTCGTTTACAATCTTATGTAAATGAAGCAGAAGGATTTGCTAGAAAAGCCAGATACTATGTTGAATTTCAATTACCTAGAGGAATAGAAAATCCTGGTGATGAAGAAACGGATGGTTTTACATCTAACGTACAAAATAGATCAGCACAAATTGCTAATGTTAAAAGAGTACAAGCATTCTGTTCTGCTATTACAATGCCAGATAGAGATGCCATTACAAAAGAAATAAGACACAATGGTCCTACAAGAAAATTTGTATATGATTTTAAATCAGCAGATATAACTGCAACATTTTACGCTGATAAGTTTTTAAGAGAAAGAAGTTATTTTGAATTATGGCAACAATCAGCATTTAGTACAAAAACTTTTAATTACAATTATTATGATAACTATGTGACACCTATTAATATATTTCAATTAGGTAACTTTGCAAGCAGACAAGAGAGAGACGATATAACTTATGCTGTACAATTATTTGATTGTTATCCTAAAACAATAGGTCAAGTTAGTTATTCACACGATACTAATAATGTTCAAACATTTGATGTAACATTTACATTCAGATATTGGATTAATTATTTTATTGATAAAGCAGGTGCAATAGAAATAGGTCAATCAGAATTTAATCAACCTACTGTAAAAAGAGGTGGTGGGTTATTTGGTGGATTGATTAGTAAGTTACCACCTGAATTGAGAAGAGCAGGGCGTGATGTTCTTAACGATTTAAGAAGAAGAGCGCCAATAGGTAGAATTACAGGTGGTAGAGTATTTCCACCATTTAAAATACCACCACTAAATATATAATTATATAAGGAGATATTATGGCTTTACCAAAAGTTGAAACACCAACATATGAGTTGACTTTACCATCGCAAGATATAAAAGTTAAATATAGACCATTTTTAGTAAAAGAAGAAAAGATTTTACTATTGGCTATGGAATCTCAAAAAGATGAAGAAATTTACGAAGCAACAAAACAAATAGTTGATGCTTGTACTTTTAATAATTTAGATGTAGAAAATTTACCTACGTTTGATTTAGAATATATCTTTTTGAACATTAGAGCTAAATCAGTAGGAGAAATTTCTAAATTTAAAGTAATTTGTCCAGATGATAAAATGACATATGCAGATGTTGAAGTTGATTTAACAAAAATAAATGTTCAAGTTGATGATGAACATACGAATAAAATTATTATAGATGAAAATAAAAAACTAGGTGTTGTTATGAACTATCCTACAATCAAGGTATTGAAGTCAGGCACAAATTTAGATAACGCAAAAGCAGAACAAGTATTTGACTTGTTAGCCAGTTGTGTAAATCATATATTTGAGGGCGATAAAATATACCCTGCGAAAGATAGTACAATAGCAGAGATTAAAGAGTTTTTTGAAAACTTACCGCAAGAAAGTTTTAACAACATAAAGAAATTTTTTGATACGATGCCTAGATTAAGACACGAAATTGAAGTAGAGAACCCTAAAACAAAGGTAAAAAGTACGGTTGTTTTACAAGGGTTACAAGATTTTTTCGAATAAGCCTCGCCCACTATAGCCTAGAGGCATACTTTGAAACCAATTTTGCGTTGATACAACATCATAAATATTCATTGAACGAGATAGAACGTTTGATACCTTGGGAGAGGGACATATATGTTTCTATGTTGTCTAATTACATTAAAGAAGAAAATGAGAGAAGAAAACGGGAAGGACAAAGTTAATGGAAGATTCAATTAAGAAGAAAGTTAACGTAGAGTTAGAGGTCGACACATCTGTAAAAGATTTAGGACCAAATCCTTATGCTAAATTAATACATTTAGCAAGAGCAGTTGATAGTTGGAGAATATTTCCTAGAATATTCATCACAACATACATTTACCTATTGTATAAAGTGGTAGTTTGGTATATGTTATTGCCAAATCCTACTATGGAACAATCAGGTTTGGTTAGTATCGTTGTTGGTGCTGGCGCTGCTTGGTTTGGTTTATACACAGGAAGTAGAGCAAAATCAGACGATAAAAAATAATGGCTGAAGAAACAAATTACAATACTACTATAAAAGAAGTTGCTGGTGAAAAAACACCTGAAGATGCAATTAATAATCTTGCGAAAGCAATATTTGAAAAAACATCTTTAGCTATTACATCTGCAGCAAAAACAATTTTACCTAGTATACCTAAAATCATAGATGATCTAACACAAAAAATAGAATCAGGTTCTATTAAAAATATGAATGTGGCATTTTCTCAATTAGAATCAATTGTTAAAAATTTAGGTATTGACTTGGGAATGTATAATGAAAAATTAGCAAAAACATTACAAGAGAGAGAAGAAAGAGCAATTAAATCGCAAGAGAAAGTTGATAAGTTAAGAGAGGTTGGTGTTATTGCTAAAGTAAATAAAACTACAAAAGAAGTAGAGATATTAACTAAAACACAAATTGATACAGAGAAAGAATTACTAAAAACTACAGAAAAGAAAATATTACAGATAGAAAAAGAAATTGAAAAAGGTAGAAAGACATTACAAACAAAAGATACATTATCACCTAGAGAGAAAGGTGATTTAAAAAAACAAATTGAAACACAAATTACAACATTAGAAACACAAAAAATACAAGCACAACAAAGTAGAGAGACATTAAACTTAAAAGCTGACACAGGTGGGGATAGATTAGAGTTACCACCTATGTTAGCTGGATTAAAAGATGCATTCTTATCACCTATTACTGCTGTAGGCGATGCCTTTGGCACACTAAAAGATCAAGTAAAAGGTATAGGCGAATCATTCTTATTTTTAGGTAAAGCTGGTATTAAAGGTATAAGTGTAGCATTTCAATTTTTAAGTAAGATATTGAAACCAATACCATTAGCAATAGGTGCTGCCATCGCAGGTGCTATCTTTGTCATATACAAATTCAGAGACAATATTATGAATGTAATTGATTTTATCAAAGGTATACCTACAAAGGTATCTGATTTCTTAAAAGGTGTTTTTACACAAATATCAGATTTTTTCAAAACAGGAATTAATGCTATAATAAAATTAATCAATAAGATACCTGGTATTGAGATACCTTTACTACAAACTTCTGATATGAAAAAACAAGTATTAGAAGAAGAAAAAGAGAAAACGGAAGCTAAAAAGATTGCTACAGAAGAAAAGAAAAATAATTACAATTTTGATGATGTAGAACAAGATACAATTATTCCACCTAGAGATACAAACGATAATATTATTATAAATCCTGATAAGATTATACCATTAAAGGAAAGTAAACCAGTAGGTGTTATGGCTAGATACCAAGGATTTGATTCTAAGGATAATTTAAATGCTTTATCAAAAGAAATGAATCAATTAAGTAAAACAGCACCAGTAGTAATCAATAATGCAACACAATCTAATATAGCTAATAGTGGTACAACAATCTCAGGTACTATGAATCAAAAAAATGTAGATGATACATTTTTAAATTTAAATGCAGTTAGTGTTTAATTATAAACACCTAAATCTTTTTCAGTCATTATCTTAAATTCTAAATTATTATCTTCACAATAATTTTTTGCTGCTGACCATTTCGCTGTATTTTTGATATACTCAAAACTCTCACGCATATATGCTTTTGTTTTTCTTTTAGGTGATTTTGGTGGTACGGTTTGACGAGATGGTTTAATCTCAATCATATACTTTTTACCTGTTGTCATTTGAACTATGAAGTCTGGAAAGTATCTGTGTATTTTTTGATCCAACGGACTACGGTATCTAATAGATAATTCTTCACTAGACCATTTAAGCACATTATCGCTATTATCACAATATACCATAAAACGTCTTTCTAAAAGAGAACGATAGACAATCTGATTTGGATTACCTACGTATTTGTAAGGACGAGAGGGTTTATAAATTCCTTTGTAAGACTTCTTCATTTTATTATAAATATTAACACTATAAGGATATTTAGATGGCATTTACAAACAAGGTAGCAAATATTATTAAGGGCTCTATAACTAATTCTATTGGTAATTCTATTAGTGGTTTTACTAATAATCTTGTTGCTGGGCAACAACAATCTAAAAAATTAGCAGCAAAATTATTAAATAAGTCACCTTTAGAAATAGAGAATATTAATCCTACTTCACATATGAAGGAAAATCCATATCAATATGGTACAGTATTTTATCCTAACGAAACATCTAATTTGGGAGAAGGTCATTACATTATATTTGATGTTATAATGCATAACTCATCTAAATTTAAATCAACAAATTTTACATCAAACAAAATTACAAATAATGATGGATTAGTAGGTGACTTTGATACAAATGGTGGAACATCTATACAAAAATTAAAAGCACAGAAACTAGCAGCTAATAGAGTTAAAGGTGTTAAATCGGGTTTGAATGAAAAAACACCTACACATTCTTACATATCAGATAGTATTATTTTATATACACCTGCTCCAAGTTTAAAATTTTCATATCAAGCAAATTACGAAAATTTAGAAACAGGTGTAGCAGGATTATTAGGACAATCAATAGGAAGTTTAAAAGCTGGAGCTGGACTAGTTGACACATTAAAAAATCTAGGCGGAGACGCAGGAGCAGCAATAGGTAGAAAAATGGCGTTTGGTGCGGCAAGTTTAATTCCTGGTTTTGAAAATGCTGAAGCCGCTTACGATAAAGCAAAAGGACAAGCAATAAATCCTCAATTAGAAACTATATTTAAATCAGTACCTTTTAGAGAGTTTTCATTTCCGTTTGAATTTGCTCCTAAAAATGAAAAAGAAAAAGATAACATACACAAAATTATTAATATGTTTAAATTTCATATGTTACCTGAATATCAAGGTACCACAAAAGGATTTTTTAATACTCCATCAGAATTTCAAATAACATATATGTACAGAGAAAATAGAAACACATATATTCCTAGAATAAGTCGTTGTGTTTTAACAAATATGAGTGTAGATTTTGCTCCTGAAGGTGTCTTTACAACATTCTTAGCAGATCAGCAAGGTGCTCCACCTACACTAGCAAATATGACATTATCGTTTACAGAAACAGAAATAATGACAAAAGAGAGAATAGCTGAAGGATACTAATAATGTACTTTTCTAATTTTCCAAAAGGCAATTACGATATAAAAGGTGATGGTAATAAAAAACTAGTCACTGATCTAATGCGTAGAGTTAAGGTTAGAGCTAAAATCATTAACGAAGCAAGTTTATACGATACCTATGACGTACCATCTGGCGAAAGACCAGAAACAACAGCATTTAAACATTTTGGTGATTCTGAATTACATTGGGTAATACTATTAACAAATGATATTACAGACGCATATTATGGTTGGCCATTAAGTGACCAAGATTTTGAAACATATGTAAATGACAAATACACTAATCCAGGTGCTACACATCATTACGAAATTACACAATCAAGTGGTCCATTAGTAGGTAACGGACCAGACGATTACTCACATAAGATAGAAGTTAACAGTGACACTACAGGCGCTGAAGCAGTATCAAATTATGAATATGAAAGAAGATTACAAGACCAAAAAAGATCAATTAAATTATTACAACCACAGTTTTTAGGTGTGTTTTTAAAAGAGTTTGAAAGGTTAATGAATAAGTGAAATGTATAATGACATCAATACAAATCAATTAAATAGAGCTGGACAATATTCACTATCAAATGTGGATTTAGTTTCTTATCAATCATCACAGGGTAAGAACGAACCAAAAAGAATATCAATCAGATCATTAATATCTGAAATAAACATCTATGAAAGTTTAAACAACAAAACACTTTCAGGTAATGTTGTAATCACAGATGCGCAAAACGTTGCCAATCATTTACCGCTTACAGGATTTGAACAATTAGAGTTTAAATTATTTACGCCAGGTACTTCTAGAGCATATGACTTTACATCAGAAACAGGTCAACCAATGCACATTTATAAAATAACTGATAGACAAGGTATCAATCCAAGAGTACAAATGTATGTGTTACACTTTACAAGTAAAGAAATGATTGTCAATGAACAACAAAGAGTAAAAAGAGCATTTGAAGATAGTATTGATAATATGGTGTTATCCATCATAAGAAACGAATTAAATTCAGATAAGACATTATTTTTAGAAGAAACAAAAGGTATACGTAAATATGTAATGCCAAGATTAAGACCATTTGA